TATATGCTCTAGCCATTATGAATATGTTAATGATGCTCTGTTATCCCAAATATATTTAAACTCTGTGTCGCCGTTTGGCCACTCTACTGCCGTTGGGTTATCAGAGGCATCGTAGGTAATCTTTTTAATTCTCCACACCGCCGCAGATGTTGCCGAGCCTGGTGCCGCAAAGCCCGTATAAATAGGGTTTGAAGAAGCGTCATAAGCAATAAGTTTTGTGTAGAGTTCTGCTAACGATTCTTCTGTTGCTGGGTTTATATTTCCACCGTCTTTTGCTTTAATGCCGACTATTCTCGCCCCGCCAGACGAAGAACTCCCCCCATCTAAACTTACGGGTCTCCCGTCCTTATCTCTTAATTGTACAGGAAGCGGTCTCCCTAAATCAATATCCCGAAGACCAACGTCTCCGCTTATGTTCATTTCGCTCGGCATTTCAATCTTGGGTATTTTGATTGCGGGAACATTGACGGTAACCTCAGGCTTTGGAACTTTAATCGGGGGAATCTTTGGAACCTCTATTTTAGGAATTTTTATCTCGGGAACAGAAACGGTAACCTTAGCCTCTGGAACCTTGATTTCTGGTATCTTTATTTCTGGAACTTTAATCTCTGGGACGGAAACCTGTGTTGGTTCCACGGTAACGCTTGGGGGTGTTATTTTAATACCAGAAACAATGTTGCCAAGCTTTTCTACGGCATCGGACAACAACAAAGACAGGAAGCCCATGTCTTCTTCCCGTTCTTCTTTTCGCTTCTTCTCGTCAACCTTTCTTTGTAGTATTTGTTGTGTTGTTTTTAATAGGTCGCTCATTGAGCTAGAGTGGAAAGGCTGTTTTGGATGTCGGCCATCACCGCAGCGTTTCCGCTATTATCTACTGATGGTTGTGCCGGCTGTGCCCGCTGTTGTTCTGGGGCTTGCGCCACGGGTTCTTGAGTTGTCTTTTCTGCTTCTATAATCTGTTTCCTCTGCTCTGGCGTGATGTTAAGCATTTCTAACATCATGTTCTGTCCTACTCGTTTAAGAGCTTCATTGTTGGGGAATTGCTGCATAACGAACATCCACTTCTGGATTCCCGCAACAGACTCTGATTCCTGTTCTGCCGAAGAAATAACCACCGGTTCGTATCCTGCTGCGGACTTCCAATCTCCAATGTATACTTTCTTTTGATAAATCTTGCCGCTCTTTGCGGTCTTTGCCAGTTTTAAAAACTTTGGTGCGTTTGCGTGCATTAGTTTATCCCACTTCCACGCAAGCTCATACCACGATGTCCTGTAGAACTTTGCCATCGTTACCGCCCGTTCCATGCTCTTTCCTACGAGAATCTTTACTTCTCCTAACGTCTGTTCTCCTTTTTCTCGCTGTCCTTTATCAATAGCGGATGCTCCAGAGCCCTTCTCTACAATGCGTACAACTGATTCTATTGCCCGTAGCGTGTCTTCAAGGCCAGAAACCTCCACTGGCTTGATTGTCTTGTTAATATCCTCTCCTGGGGGCGCTGGGAGCATTACACCAGGTCCTGGGGTATAAGTCTGGGGCGTATAATTCTGTGATGGCAAGAACCAGTGCATTTGGAAGTTCTTGAGGGTTCTGTTTTCAATAAGCTGTGAGAACCAAACATTCAATACTTTGTTTGGGGTTCTTACTAAGTCCGCTACAGAATCAGGATAGATGTCCGATGTTTCTGGGTCTTCACTCCACGAAACAAATGGCCAGAAATCAACTCCGATTAAATCCATGAGGGTTTCGTCAAGAAGTTTAATCGTGTCTTCCGCATATACAACAACCCGCCTTTCAAACGCCTTCTTCTTTGTGTTCCATACTTTGGTAAAGTGTTCGGTGAGGTTAATCAGTCTGTCTCCTCCGGCAAACAGCGGGAAGTCTTGGTTTTCCACGCCCATAGATTTAAGGCGTTCCATTTTCTTTTCCCAGTCTTCTTTATTTTGTTGGCTGCTGGTTATCCCTGGAGGGGAGTCTGCCCACATCTTGAGGTCTGCCTTTCCCTCTGCGCTGTATCGGTCATCGGCTAATATGTCTCGTACCGACTTGAATATGTTTTGCTGTATAATAAATCGCGCGGAATCAATATCCCACGGCTTCGTCAGGGGGTCAAAGGTAACATCATAGACATCAAGAAGGTCAACGCTGACGCCGTCCTTGTTAATGTTTAACTTCTTTGTAGAAATACCATACAGTAGAACGTTCTTTTTGTCAACAACATCAACGAGGTTAAGCTTGTTGCGTCGTGCGTTTTCGTTCCAGACCTCTTGATAGATTATTTCTTTTTGTTCGTCGCTCCCCAGTTCTTTCCATTCAATCTCTGGCGGGTCGTCCACTTTAGAAAGAAGTGTCTTGACCGTTTCTTTCATTAACGGAATATTAACCGCTTGCCGTTGGGTGAGGCGGTTTGTCTTGACCTTGTTGCGATAGAGAGTATAGTTATCTTCCCAGTCTGCGTGTTTTCGTTCTTGGAGTTCCCTGCCAGACTTTTTTTCAGCTACCAGGCGCTCCATCTCTGGGGTTAGTGTCCAAACGTTTCTCGTTACATCGTACGGCATGTATAAAAATAAGAACAACCCGTGTAGTTGCCCTTTGTAGGGTTATGTATTTAATTACCTTTATTATAACTAAATCGGTCTAGTCTGTCAAGTCAAAGGTTCTTTTCCTCCATGGCCAATAATCCAGCTGCACCCCGCGGAATTCTCCCTTGCCATCAAAGTGGATAATGGTCTTACCGCCCTTCACTCCAAAAAGCCCACCACACGTTAAAAGAGCTGAAAGAACCTCGTTCACGCGAACCAACTCTCTTTCGTCCAGGTCCTGTCTAATTGAAAGCTTTATTTCAGTCATAATTAATATAATAAATCATTATCTTGATAATATCCCGGAAGGGGTTGGGACTGGTTTTGTGGGGGAAGGTATGTTGATTTGGAAAACGTCAGGGCAAGTGCGTCTGCCGTGTCGGGAGACTCTAATCCTCGCGCACGCATGTCTTCTTTGCTTTCAAGGAACATCTGCCCTTTGCTGTTGAAATGATACTTGAGGTTTGCCATTTCGTAAAAGTCGTCGTCTTTGGGAAGGTCTGCGTTTTTAAGCCACTCCTTTAATCTGACATACATCTCCGCCCGCATGTTCCCGTGACGTTCGGGGTCTTCTGCTTTTTCCGCAACATTGATTCCATTTACATTCCAACCCTGTTCTCGTAATCTGTCAACAACGCCGGCACCATAACCGATGACGTCAATGTTTATATTTCTGGGGAGTATCCGTTCTTCTTTGGCTATTCTCATAACCTGTCCGACAGCGGACATAAGGTCTCCGCTCGGAATCATCTCTTTTCTGGTAACCTTCTCCATGTGTCTGATAACGGCAATGGTTCTATCATTTCCATAGCGGGCAATGTCAACACCCATCTTCTTTTCCCACTGGGGCTTAACGGAAACCTCACGCTCCATCGCTTTGGCTACGTCATCAATACTAATAAGAGCGTCTTCTTCTGCCTGGGGAAACTCTCCCAGTACACGCACCCTATAGACATCGCTATCCTCGCCGTATCTGTGGGCATACCGCTCCACGTCCTCCGTGTTCACAAGCCCGGGGATAAGGTTCTCCCCAGACTGAAGGTTGGGAGTGTCAAACGCAGATATAACCATTTTGGAAACGTACGGGGACTTAAAGCTGTTTGCAAACCGCCCCGATAGTCTTAGGGGGTTCCCAAGCATTAAAACCCTTTCTGGTTTCAGCCCGTCCATAGCCTCAAAGATTTCTTCTGAAATACCAGAAGCTTCATCTACCACCACCATAAGGTGTGGGGAGTGGTATCCTTGGAATTTATCTGCTTCATCGGTTGAGAGTCCTATAGCAAACCATTTGCTTCCAAGGTTAATCTGGGTCTGCATAACCGCATCCTTGGGGTAGAGGTCTTTTCCCTCACAGGCTAATCTAATATCTCTCCAGAGAACCTCTTTTACCTGTCTGCCCGTCGGGGCGGTGGTTATTACTACAGCATCAGGATAAGAGCAGAGCCACCAATGTACAATACCAGCGGCGGTAAAAGTCTTACCTGAAGCATTACAACTACGAACAACTGTCTCATGATTATTTTTTACTGAGAGATAAATGTCTTTTTGTTTTTGCCAGAGTTTTTGTCCTAGGACTTTCTCTGCGAACCAGACCGGGTCATTCCGAATCTGCTCCTGGAAGTCTTGGATTTCCTCCTGATTCAACTTCTTTTGCATGTTTGATTATTTGCGCCTCTTTAATCATGCCCGCTAAATTGGAAAGTCCTTTAATGTCTGTAATGGATTCCTCTTTCCATCCCTCGTAGTTATTCTTAAGATTGAATATTGCTCCCACGGGGTTCTTCCCGCTCATTAACATTTCTTCGGCAAACATCTGACACCGCTGTTTTGCTCTGTTAATAATTGGTCCGTACTCATCCTTGTGGCTGTAGTTCCAGATGGTCATCCTGTTCGTGTCTAACGCAACAGCCAGACCGGTCATGGTGTATGGTCTTTTGTCTCTGTCGCAGTCTTGAAAATACTTATCAATTGCCTTTTTAAGGGCTTCTGGCGTTTCAAATCTCTCAGCGACACTTCTGTCTCTCCATTTCCATTCTTCCATTTATAAGTTCTTTATATATTCTTTAAGCATTTGTTTCAGCTCCTGCAGTGAATCTATCTGAATATTGATGCCCTGAATACCCTCTGGATAATCCGAGCTTGGCGCGGCTCCATTAACCTCAATGTCCAGACCCGCCATTTGTTCTTCGTATCGCTTAATGTCTTTTTCCAGTAAGACTTTGTCGTCATCGAGGCGTGCAATTTCACCAGCCTCCATGGTTGGTGTCTCCGCCTGTTGTTTTATCTGTTCTTCTTTAGCGTGAAGCTTGGCCTTGCTTTGGTCGTAGACCTGGCGTATCTCTTCTCGGACGGTTCGCGTCTTTTCTCTCTTAAACTCCATGTCCCAAATCATCTTGTCTACTCCTACCAACTTTTCCCGAAAGTGTTTTTTTTGTTTGTTAAACATTATTTTGAAACTTTAGCAATAATTATATAAGCAAATGTTTTTTGTGGGTTTCCTCCCGGCCAGTCTTCTTCCCGTAACCTGTACTCCAGAATATCATAGAAACCTAATTTTGTCAATAACTTCCTGTAATTGTGTGCGTTGTATCCCGTGTTAATTTTTAATGCCAACCTGTTCCACCAGCTCCTTGAATGAAACTCGCACAGAACCATATATCCCCTCGTCACCCGCTTCATCTCCTCAAGGTACTCCATAATCTTTGTTGGACCAACATAAATCATGGTCATGTCGCTCAGGACAACATCAACGGAACCATCCGACATCATAATGTCATCTGCGGAGTTAACCTTGAACAGCCCGCCGCTGAATGTTTTTCGCGCCAGCTCAATAGCGTCTTCGTTCACATCAATTCCCCCGACCTGCTTTCCTGTGAAAGCTTTAAGAATTGCCGCTAAATTTGCTCCGCCCCCGCAACCAACCTCCAACAATGACACCCACCCAAATGACCTCAGTGCGGCAATAATAACCTTTCTGTGGGGATGAGTCCATGTATCAAGATATGAGGTCTTCCAGTCTATTTTTCTCCGCGCCCACCACCCCTTGTGTTTATTGGTTGTTTTGAATAAATTCATTAACTTGTTCTTTGTTTATGTTTCGTCTCCCGTATACTTTATGAAACTCTTTGTGGCATGCAACACAAAGTGTTATGCCGTTATCTATTGCAAATCTTAGTTCTGGAAATTCCTTGAACGACTTCATGTGGTGTGGGTGTAGTCTTCCGCCAAGAACGCCACATTTCTGGCAAACCCACTTATCCCTTGTATAAACAGCCGTTCTCCAAATCTTGTATTCAATCCTTCCGCGCCACACCTTACTTTCATCAACCCTTCCTCCGCGCCACATGTGGCTTTCTGCGCCCCTTGGTCTTTCGTAATTTTTCAGATACTCAATATTAGGCGGCATCTTCCCAACCTTTGCCATGCTCATCTTTTTTTTGGACTCATCTGTGTGTTTTGCACCAAGCCGTTTCTTCTCTCCACTCCTTATCCATGTTTTGCCCGTATTTAATTGTTTGTGCCCCTTAATAAAGCGGCCAAATTCATCTCTTTCCATATAACCAGTCTATCATACCAGTCTATCTTTGTCAACTTCATGACCGTATCCAATTATACCAAACTTTATAAAGTTTCTCCCCGAAGATATATCTAATCTTTCTTTGAACTCTGTGCGGGAACATTCTTAAAATCCTTTTTCTCAGAGAATAACTTATAAATAGTGGTCCTGTGTTTTCTAACCCAAATCTTTTTAGCGTCTCTTCTGGAACGGTTGCTCCCGCGTACGGATGATTGAATATGGTGCTTATATTTTCCCCGTGAGTCCCAACCAAAAACTCTCTTTCGTTAATCGAGCCGTACGTGAGTTTGTCCCCAACATATTCATGGCTCTTGTATGGACCCGTGTATTGAATGTGTTTTAGGGGGTCTATAAACACACCCTTATTAAACTTAATGGTGTAGAATGGTGGATTGGTTGTTGGGTTGTATTCTTTTACCTCTCTGGTGGAATAATTCATAATGTATCCCCTGCTAAATCCGAAGGCTTGGTATTCTGGGTGGGCACGAAACACAGCCTGTATTCCCTCTACCGCAACAGATGAATAACAATCATCACTTGGTTGAATGGTCATAAGGATTGTGTCTGCGTCAGTAATAACATCAAACAACCCGCCCATTGAGCCGTGGAGGCTGGACAGAAGCCTGCTTCTTGCCTCTGTGTCGTCATACTTGTCATCCCAAAAACAAACACCGTTAAAGGTGTGGACAAACGAAAGTCCCGACGTCTCCATCCTCTTGACAAATTCCTGAACTATGTTATTACTCTTTTCTTCATGTCGCCACGAACACCACACGGTAAAGTCTTGGTTGGTCTGTGCCTTTAAAGACGGGAGAACGAATTGTTCAAAAACCTTAATCCTGTTCTTTAGCCATCTGTTTCCCCTGAATCCCCCGTAAAGTCCTAATCCCGTCCACGGGATATACATGAAATGTTTTATTTTGCCCATGGATAGTCGTTAATAATAGTTTTGTAATAATCTCTTCCTGTTGTGTTCGGCGCCTCCACATCAAGAAGATAGTTGATGTCATCGGGGTTAATTGTGTATGGATACGGAATGGTTGAAACTGGGTACTGTCCCCACAACAGCGATTTTGCTATAATCTCTGAAAACCCGTCGAACTCCGTAAGGCGTAGGGCTCCCTGCATTTCTTTAATCTCTCTGTTCATTTGTTCTTTGGGAACCCTTCTGTGTTCATGAATGTTATTAATGGGTGTTGACAAAAACGGTATTGTGTTGCCATAGAGGTGGAAGTCTATATCCTTGTTTTTAAGAGCAAGCCCGGGAATCTTGTCCCACCCATATAATTCAAAGTCATTCCCGCTCACACTGGTATAAACCTTTGGTCTGATGCTTGGCTCAAAGCTAACATCATAATCATTGACATTTCCCATAAATGATGGTATAATCTCTGATTCTATGCCAACGCTCTTTAACGCCTCATACTCAACTTCGTTTTCAACAAAGCTCTCACAGTTGTCGTTTATCCATCTTGCCAAGGACTTACACTCTATCCTATTGTCCCCGGCGTCATCCAGCCAGTAGCCATTAAGAAAGTGCGTAATGTCAGAGCCAGCCCATAGGATTGCTTTGCGTCCCCCGTGTCTCCACAGCGAATAGAAGTCCGGGAAGCCGTAGACACCGAAGAACACGGTTGGGTCTGTGGTGTTCTCGTACTCTTTTGTTCCCCACGCTTCCTGGTGGGTTCCCTCAAGGGCTCCTAGCGATGGTGCCACCCTACATTGCCACTTTTGTGCTTTCGGCATATATTTATAAACTCAACTAATAATGGGTGGGGGTTCTCCTTTGAGCTTTGATACTCCGGGTGAAATGGGGCGGCAACAAACCAGTCCGGTATCTCCCAATTAACAACAACCTCATAATTACTCCACCAGCTTTCTCCGTCATGAAGCCCAATCTTCATCTCCTTTCTTCTCTTAACAACGGGGGTGCCGAGTTCGCTGTATTCCTCGCTGGTTGCGTATGGGATTCCATTCTCTCGCGCCCACTGGATTGCTCCCATTTGATACCCGGCACAAATTAAAAGGGTTGGTCTGTTTGTGTTCCGCGCAATCCTAATCTTCTCTATTTGCTCCTCAACATTGTGCGGTGTGTGGGTTCCACAAACAATAAGCCCATCGTACTTCTGGTAGTTTGGGTCTATTTCCCCAAGAGCCTTTTGAACCGACGTATTAAAATCCCCAAGAATTTCCATAGCCATTCGTCTTTTTTAAACTCATCGTGCGACCTTTTAGGATACTTCATAACCCGCTCCTCCAAACCAAGCCGTGGGAATATTGGTCTTTCTGCCAGCTGTGCCTTTGCCTCGCTTCGTTCCATCTGTCCGGATATAATCATTGAGGAGAAGTGGGGCTTGCGTTTATCAAACCCGAACTTATCATACAGGTAGAAGTTCTGAAACCATGCGGTGAACGTACTCTCTCCGTGTTTCATTCCGTACGGCTTGTATCCATATAAATCTTTCAAGACGTTAATGCTTGCATCTCTGTGGTAGTTTAGATAATCAAGCAGGTAGAATACTTTTATGCCCCGCAACCACTTGTAGTAGTTAAACTCCATTAGACCACACGTGGGTATTCCTGTCAATGTCTTGCCGGTCATCTTTTTATAAATATCCTTAATATGAACCAGGTCTCTGGCGTCATATCCCCAGCTTGGTGGCATAATAGACTCTGTTGTAACGTTCCCGCCAGACACTATCCATTTAATATCATATTTGTCCGCCAGCTCATAAGATGCCGCCATTAAAACGTGGTCTGTTGGTATTTCTATGTTTGGCACCCCCGCACGCATAAAAGCTCCCTGGAGTTCCTTAAATTTACCAGCATCCAATACGTAGCGGTAAAACGGAACCCTCATTCCCTCAACCAACCGCATAATGTTCTCGTCAGCCTCTTTGGTGTTCCACCCGTTGTCCACGGAGAAACAGAGTGGTCTTAACCCCAGACGAGTAAGATGATGTAAAGCCATTCCAGAGTCAGCACCGCCAGACAAACCAACAAGAACGTCGTAATCTTTCCCATATCCATCTTTTTTTATTTGATTAATAATTTCGGGAAGGAGGTGCTTGCTTTCCTCAATTTCTCTTAATGCCTTTTCCGCTTGTGTGCAGAAATTACATATTCCATCCTCGTTAAGGACTATCTCTTCAGCGCTGCCGTCCATAACACACCTCGTACAGTATTTTAGTTTTTGATTTAACATAATCAGACTTAGCATAGAACTGGGGGGGCTAAAAAGCCCGCCCCCCCTTGAGCTTCTCTACAAGGCGGATACTTTTTATCGCCTCGTTGACTGTTACTCCTTTTTCTTGGAGTATGTCTTCATACACTTTAACGTGCAAATCCTCGTAGGAGAGGTTGTCCTTATCAGACAATAAAATCTTCTCTCCGTCAATAACGAGGGACCGCTCTTGTCCGTTGGTGTCTGACAATATCTCAATGTCAAACATACACTCTATGTTTCCGAACTCCACTGTTCCTGTCGCGCGTTTCTTGGTGGAAACACAACTCGAGGCCGTGGGCACACCGAAAAGGTGCACAAGCAAATCAAAATAGTGGATGCCAAGATTAAAGAGAATCCCCCCGGACTGCGACTCGTTCCCCTTCCAGCCGTCCCAGTAGGATTGGTCTCTTTTCGCCCTGACCACCAACGAAACATTGTGCCTATCACCAACAGCCTCCTTTAGTCGTTGTACTTCTGGGTGATGGCGCAGTTGTAAAACCGTGAACACCTTTCCGCTGAGGTACTCAACGCTTTCCGTGGTGATTCCCAACGGCTTTTCACAAAGAACAACTTTTCCCGGAACCCTTGCAGCCATAGCAACGTGCAGATAGTTTGGCGTACAGATGGCCAGATGTGTTACTTGATTCCATATCACATTGTCGGTCATCTGCGAGAAGGAAGTAAATGTTGGCTTCTTCTCTTTGTCTGTATCACACGTTACTATAAGCTCTCCACCCGTTCTTTCAATTGCTTGAATGTGGCGGGGCGCTATAAAGCCCAGTCCCGCTAGTGCCCATTTAGCTTTCATAACGATACCCCCCTTTCATTTTGACTGCGGGATTTCCAACCCACGTCTCCCATGATGGGACATCCTTTAGCACTACCGAACCCATGCCAATAACGGCTTCTTCTCCTATGGTGACGCCCGCTTTAATTCTGGCGCCAGCACCAATCTTTGCTCCCCGTCTTACTGTGGTCGCTCTCCAGAAATCCCTGCCCGCACACACAAGCTCGGGGTCATTGGTAAAGCACACATGCGGCCCAACGAACACATCTCCCTCTAATTCCACACCATCAGGAATAAAGGTAAATGCCTGAATCCTAACTCGGTCGCCTATAATAACATCCTTCCCAATCCACACATGACTGTGAATAGTACACCCTAACCCAATCCTGTCTGTTAAGATAACGCTGTTCTGTGGGTGCCAAATCTTTGTCTTCATTTTCCTCCTCCATAGAATTTACGTATCTGGCTGATAACGTACTCAACATCATCATCCTCTAACGTTTCGTTACAAGGAATCCTTAATGTTTCCTTCTCAAGCTGGATGGTGGCTTTCGGCTTAGGAAGGTCGTTTGGGAAGTGATATTCATTTAACATGGTCTCAACCCTCCTGTTTTTCAGGAAGGATGCCAAGGAATCTCTTTCTTTCGTTCGTATAATATAATCCTGATATATCCAGCGTCTTTTTGGAAGTTTTATGTCTAGGTCCTTTAATCCCCAGTCATACATGGTTGCAACCCGCTTTCTTCTTGTAACCGCATCTTGGAGAAATCCAAGCTTCACATTCAGGATTGCTGCCTGAATATTGTCCATTCGTGAGTTAAATCCATATTTTCCCGGGTTGTATTTATAGTGTTGGCGCATATCCTTCATTTCCTTCGCAAGCGCCTCATCGTCTGTCGTAATTGCTCCAGCGTCCCCGTAAGAACCCAAAATCTTTGCGGGAAAGAAACTCCAGCACTGTGTTAGGGATTTTGGCTTATAAATAGCTCCGAGGGCCTGACATGCGTCCTCAATGACGATTCCGTTCCAAAAAGTCCTTAGTTTTTCCATGTCGCACACATCTCCCATAAGCTGAACAGGAATAATTGCCTTCGTTTTCTTCGTAATGGCCTTTTTAACCGCATCCATGTCCATTAGTGAATCTTCCCCCACATCCACTAACACGGCAGTGGCCCCATTCCAATGGATTGCCTCTACCGTGGCATGGAAGGTGTGTCCGACAGTGATTACTTCGTCTCCCGGCCCGACTCCAGCCAGTTTTAACGACAAAAATAGGGCATCCGTGCCAGAATTCAGTCCGACAGCGTACTTTGTTCCTACCAATTCTGCTAAATTCTGTTCAAATATCTCTACATCCTCTCTTAATATCAAATCTCCTTCGCTTAAAACCCTATCAACCTCGCTAAGCACCTCTGGCATAATGTTGTCGTAGGCTTTTGGGTAGTTTACGAACGGTACTTTTTGTACTTTTGCGTAATTCATTGTATTATCCAATAATTATCTTGCTTAATAGCGTACTTTGCCTCTTCGTCGCTCATAAGTTTCTCCTCAAGCACCTCGCCGGGGCGTATCCCGATGATTTCTATCTCCGTATCGGTGCCTTTTATGATTTTTTTGGCCAAATCCAGTATATTTACCTGCTCACCCATGTCTAAAATCCATATTTGCCCGCCAGATTTAGCGTCAGCGGCGGTAATAACCAAAGAACAGGCATCTTCAATGGTCATTTTGTATCTTTTCATGCGTTCATCCGTTACGGTAATCTTTTTTCCGCCATCAATCTGTTTTTGCCAGATAGGAATGACCGACCCCCGAGAACCCAGGACATTCCCGAACCGAACAACCGTAAAACCGGCTCCTTTTACGAGCAATTCTCCGCATTTCTTCGTGGCGCCCATATAACAATTCGGAACAGCGGCCTTATCTGTTGATATAAAAACGAATTTTTCCACACATTCCCATTTTCTGGCCTCTCTGAGCACATTTTCCGTCCCCCGAACGTTTGTTGATGTACATTCTTCGGGATACCGCTCACACATGTCTACGTGCTTAAGCGCCGCGGCATGAAAGACTGCTTGGGGTTTAAAATCTGAAAATACGTCGTGAACCGTCTCTTTTTGCCTAATATCCCCCACGCGCCCATTAATTCCCGTCTCAACCAATACATTATGTAAATCTGTCTCGTTCGTGTCTAATATAAAAATCTTATTGTCCTTGTAAAGCTGTCGGACAAGTTCACTGCCTATACTCCCCGCTCCACCCGTAATTAATATTCTTTTGTTTTTCATAAGCGTATATATGACGGTTCTTCTGACTTATAAGTCTCCATGATGACCCTCCTGACCCCATTTGTTGTTCTGGGGACGTTCCAGTCGAGGTTTAAATTCGTACAAGCCTTAATATCCTCTGACCCATCGACCATATTGTGGGAGAACCCCAAAAACTTATAAGACGACGAGCCCTTCACCCCCAGAAGCTTCACATTCGCCTTGTGATGGACTATCCCGTTCCTAACCATCTCATAGGGTCTAAAGAGGACAAAGTTAATCATGGAGTAGACATAGGGCTTAAATCCGTCTAGAGCCATTGCGGCGGCTATTAAAACGGTGCTTTGTTCCGTCACCCCGAAGTTAAAGTATCTGTCGGGAAACCTTTTTTGAAATTCCTCAATATAATTAAAGCCTACATCGGGGACAATTAAGACAATCTTATCATCCTTTTCGGCAAGCTCAATTAACGTATCTATAAATGCTCTGCGTGTGTCTTGTTGTTGGACTATGTCGCTCATTGTAATTTCCATTTAGCGTCTTTTCGGGGGTCTCCCACGTTTCCCAGGCTTCTGTGGCAAATCCAGCAGCAATATTTCTTTGTGTTTAGATAGCCCCAGCCGTTCTCGTGAAACCCGAACAAACATTTAAATAACTTCCACCGCGTCTTCCCTCCGTACCCCATAACATGCTTTATATAAAACCAGCTCATCTCAGCTCTTCTTTGGCCTTTTTATATTCATCCTTATTAGGAGCCTTATAATGCCAGATATTGTCATTCTCCATAAAAGACACCCCTTTTCCTTTAATCGTTTTAAAAAAAATATATTGCTCTTTTCCTTCCAAAGCCTTTTTAATTTCCAGGTGGTTGTGTCCGGGAATAAAGTCCAACTCCTCCCCGCTCCGAATGTTCGCCACCAACTTCCCCATAGCCTGGTAGCCGTTATAATCAACCAGAACCTTAATATTATCCAACTTATGGGCATTCATTATCAATCCGGCCTCCCACAGCGTCCCACACTGCATTTCACCGTCAGACATAATAACATATACGGTTCCTTCTTCCTTCCGAAGCTTCTTTGATAACGCGAATCCT